ATGTTCACCGCCTTCGCCTTCCGCGGCCGCCAACCTTATACCGTTCGCCGGAACACAGCCCAGGGCGCGACCTTGCGCCCGAAACTGGCGAACCGGCCGGATGCGCCGACTTCCGCCGGGAAGTCCTGAACTGCGGAGCGTCTACGGCCTCATTGGCAACGGATCACGCCGCTGGCGATTTCGTCGTCGATGGAGCGCAGCGCATCGGCATCCTGGTGCATCTGCTCGATCACCTCGAGCAGGCGCTGCGCCAGCTTCGGATCGTTCGCCCGCTCGACGGCGCGCATGACCTCGACCGCAGCCGATTCATGATTGTTCGCCATCTGCTTGAGAGCCTTGCGCAAGCGCTGCTCGGTCCATTTCATCGACATGTCGCTTCACCCAGACTGCATATACGGACCCGCCAGGAACGACGGGCTCGCTTAAGAGCGCCGGACCCGGAACAAGTTCAACCTGCCGTCGCCCCATGAGGGCGGGTTGGGTGCCGGAAAGGCAAGCGGAGAAGAGATCGAGAAGCGCAAACGAAAACGCCAGGCACAAGGCCTGGCGCTTCGAAATATGGGGTGGACGATGGGAATCGAACCCACGACACCAGGAGCCACAATCCTGTGCTCTACCAACTGAGCTACGCCCACCATATCGTGAATCGTGCCGGACGTTCCGGCTTCAACCGCAGCGGCCGGACAAGCCGAGCCTGAAGGTGGTGCGGACGGAGAGACTCGAACTCTCACGCCTTGCGGCGCTGGAACCTAAATCCTGTCTCGCACCTCAGAAGCGCTTATATTACAACAGTTTACGCCGACCGCAATCACTTAAACTGTGCCAATCGTGAAATTCCTTTTCACGTTTTCCATTTCCGCGCTTCACGTTTCCGTCACGCCCGGCATTTAGCGGTCCGACTCATAAGCCGCGACGCCGGTCCCTACCGCCCGCCATTCGTCCTGCGGCATACGCGAATCACAGATGAATACCTCGACCTCCCCGCCTTCTTTCGGCTCCGCAGGCCGAATAGCAGCATGCCGGAGAATCGTCTGCATGTCCGGTACGTAGCTGCTCTCCGAGCCGTGGAAAGACCAGAGGCCATGTTTCCCAGCGCTGCCCACCTGGTGGTCGAGTTTCACCGACCAGCCCTTGAATCGAATGACCAGCATCACCGAGCTCCGTAGGAAAAGGCCGTAGTCTACTCCTACTGGCATGCTCCGTTGGCAGCCAGCAGTTGAGCCTCATACCCGATCCGCTGCCGCCGCTCGGCCAGCAGCGCACGGACCTTGGTCTGTAGGTCGTCGCTCTTCTTCAGCCCAGCCGCTGCCCAGGCCGGCACTTCTACCGCCGGCACTCGGCACGGCACCGCCACCGGCACATCTACGCGCACCGTGCGCGGCTCGGCTTCCTGCCGGCCGGCGCATCCCGCCAGCGCGAACACCACCAGCATCAGCACTATCCTCATAGACCCAACTCCTGATCAATGACCGCCTCGGCGGCCGCACACTGCTCGCCGGCGGTTCGTTCACGTAGCAGGCGCTGGGCTCCGGCATACTGCTCGGCGGCCTGCTGTCGTCCCCGATCCACAGCTTGCGCGGCATCCCGGGCGCGCTGCTCGCCGGCCAGGCGGAGCGCGGCAACCTGCCGGACCTGCTCCGCCACTGCGGACTCCAACTCTCCCCGGGAGGCACGGCAGGCGACCAGATCCGACCGTGCGGCATCCAACTGCGGCCGGTAGTGCCGCGCTCCGATCCAGACACCGCCGGCGGTGCCGAGGCCGACCAGCACCAGGCAGGCCAGCGCGATCGAAATCACGCGGGCCGAGATCACGACAGCACCGCCTTGGCCCGCTCCCACAGCGCCAGGCGCTCCGCCTGGCCGTTCGTGCCGCCGTTGATGCGCCGAGTGATGGCGGCGAACTCGCCGCGGTCGGCCAGGTCGTTCAAGCCGTGACTGGCCCACCACCAGGCCGCCGACAGCGCAGCGAACTCCGGCTGCTCGAGCAGCTCTGGTTCCTGCTCCAGCGGCTGGCCCAGCCCGGCGCCGGCGGCGCGGTAGTTCGACCGGCCGGTGATCTGTAACAGGCCGCGCCCGCGGTACCGCCAGCCGTCGCCCGATGCCTCGTCGCCATTGCCGTTGCGCGAGGCGTAGGCGTTGTTGGCGATGGCTCGGGGGTTGCGCGCCAGGCGCTGAGCCAGGGCGTTGGGCTGGCTGTCGGCGCCGAGGTACCGGCTCGGCCAGGTCGCAGCCAGGCCGCGGGCGCTGTAGTTGAGGTTCTCCACCAGGCGGGTCAACTGGCCGCTTTCATGGCCGATCTGGGCCAGAAACGCGGCGACTCGCACAGGCGACGTGATACCGAAGCGCGTCATCCCGCGGTTCAGCGCACCAACAAAAACGCCGGCGCGAGGGCCGGCGTTCGGGAGGATTTGCAGCAGTTGCTGCTCAGTGATAGGCATGCTGATCTCCAGGCACAAAAAAAAGCCCGCAGAGTGCGGGCTGGTCATAGAGTCTCGGGCTGCATCTCGGGAGGTGCCGGCATCGACAATCGGACATCGATCCAACTGTTGAGCGGGACATCCAGTGGGGCGCCCTTCCCGAGCACCATCTCGCCGTCGTCACTGAGTGTCCAGCGCTGTTTGAAGAGCCGGATGGTGACCGTCCCATCCTCAGCCTGTTCGCTGTCAGTGATACCGAGTGGGCGACCGCCGTCGGGAGACGCAGGGTTGATCACGCGCCAGCCCTCTTTCGCTAGCCCCAGGCTACCAGAGACCTTGTAGACGCCAACGGCGAGCCGTTGAACAGTAACGCCGCGGGCCTCTGCGTTGGCTACACCCCAAGCCCCCGCAGGCTCGAAGTCCAGTTCGTTGAGGTCCGGTCTCAAGCTCCCATCAACGTTGGCGATACGCACGACCGGCGATGCAGCACGAAGCGTCCCGTCGGTTGCTCTCGTCGTGTTTATAGTCGTGTAGAACTCGAAAATAGGGGCAGACGAGAATTTCCCGCACCGACCTTTGACCGTAGATGCCGGCACCTGGCCGAAAAACATCTGCGCTCCTCGCAAGTCGGATCCGTCGTAGCCGATCGTCAACACAGATCCGTTGCTAATGCCAGTTGCCACGGAGTCAACAGTTGTCGAATCGAATATCTCGACGCTTGTCGCATAACGATGAATCGATGGTGCTCGGTCAGGACGCTCAGAACCAATCCCGAATGCGCCGACCGGCATGGCGTTTCCAAGCATTGTACCGATATCGGCCTGGGCGGCGCTGCGCAACTCGAGCGAGTTCCTCGCCTGGGCCGGCGTCGGTGCCGTTGCCCACGGCTGAATGCCGGCCAGCGTCCCTCCCCACTGGTTCGCTATCAGGTTGAATCGATCGCTCAGCTCCTTGTCGTAACCCAGGATTGGCGCCACCGCATAGGGCTGGCCGCTAGCCGTGCTGCCCCGGTAGTTGGGCTTTATCGACATGACCGTCGAACTGGCGACGTTGCTCACTTCGTAGAGGCGCCCGTCAGGGGCAATAAAGGCGTCGCCTACCCGGACATTAGAAGAAAACTGAGTTCCGGTGCCGGTGACGGTCGGGCTATTTTCTGTCACCGCGACGGTGCCGGTTGAATACCATGCCATTTAAGCCTCCATCAAATTACGCGACAACAATGAGTGGCCAGTTGAACTTAAATCCGATCTCATCCGGAACTAACGAGGAGACGAAAATCATGGCCCGGGAATTGTACAGGAACCCTATACGAGGGGGTTCCAGAGTATAGATATGCTTTAGATTAAAATGACTCACCAGAAAATAGGTGGACAACCCATATGGATATGGAAGTGCCCATGTTTGCATGTGCATACCTCCGGGCCAATTAGGGTTATGGGCGTATAACTCCCACTCCTGCGCCCCTCCAACAAACCGCACAATCTCGCGATTACTGTCGAACATGACACGCGACTGAGCATCGAATACATGCATGCCCCACCCTCCTATACGGGGTAGCATGACTGCTGCGGCCTTCCACTTTCCTCCATATACCGGCGGGTCGGTATCTTGGAAACTAGACTGGTAAAACGCAAATCCAGACCAAGCCCCAGCCCCTCCCAGATGTCGAAATCTATAAATCTGGTGAGGCCCATTAGGACAGAAGTATACATATGGCTCGTAGGGCGAATTAATTGGCGCCGAGTAGTTTACAACAATTTCCACCGCTCCTTGAACGCCATACACCCCACCTTCAACAATATGCATGCAGGGGTTTGAGTCATCGATAATTGTTTGCCCATTGTTCCCTCGAACAAGGATACCGTAGCTCATGAGAACATTACCGCATGCAGGACATAGGTAACATTTGGAGATCCGTCTCGCAAAAACGTAATTACATTTCCAGATATTCTATAGGAAGGGACGTTTCCAAATGGGTAGCCGCTTGAGATTAAGAAAACTACACCACGAGCGGGATCAAAGCCGGGAATACTCACTGCCATTCCTCCTGTGATCGCTCCAATCGATTGTCGATATACAGTCCGCGCCGACTGGCCGGTGAGGTCCATCACGATCCCTCCGGCTGCGTTTCGAATTCGGATGCCATAGCTCATGCGTCGAGATTCCCGATCTGTACCCGTAACACCAGGTTCGCGTCGTAGACTTTAACGGCCTCCGCTGTCTGCCTCATGAAGCCTCCGGACGTTGCGCTGTTCATCGTCAAACTCCCTGCTTTATCAAGCTTCCACAGCGGCTCGCCGTTGGCACCGAGTGCGGTCGACTGAATCACGTTGCCGATCTTCGCGTTCGTAATCGAACCGTCCTGAATCATCGCGTTGTTGATGAACATCTGGCCTCCGACGATCGAGACCGGCGCCACGGTCTGCCCGCTGGAACTGTTGAACCAGAGGAACCGATCAGCCTGGAACGCCATGGTCGTCACGCTCGTGCCGCTGTCGAAGCCCAGTTGCCAGCCAGCGGCGTACGACTGCCCATTGGCATGGGCCTGGAGCTTTACGCTGTAGAGCGCCTGAACGTTCCCATCCAGAGAGGCCACTGCCTGGGACGTCGTCTGGATTGCCGCACTGTTGCTACCCACCTCCGCTGAAAGTTGGTCGATGCGCTGGGCAGTGGCTTGTCTGTCGCTCGCGGTCACCTGCTCGACCGTGGTAATGCGCCCCTCCGCAGTTGCAGTCCGCGCTTCAAGCAAGCTCGTCCGCTTCGCCTGCGCTTCGTCCTCGTTCGCCCGCACGGTGACTTCGGTGGCGGCTCGAGCAATGGTGTCCCAGCCCTTCAGCGCATCGGCCTTCTCTCCGGTCGCCGGCTCCCGGCGGGCGGCAGCCTGCAGAACATCCAGGCTCGAAGCCGCCGCTTCGACCTTACCGTCGAGCTCGGTGATATCCGCAGTGTTGGTGGCCACCTGCTGGGCCAGGCCGTTGGCCGTCTCGATCGACTGTCCGATGTCGGCCCAGTAGGTCGCATTCGGCGGAGAGGCGTTGAGCGGCACCGCCTGCTTCGCTTGATACAGCCGGTTGCCGACCCGCACGATATCGTTCTTCGCGTAGGTCTTCGTCGGGTCGTAGGCCAGCACATCGGTCAGATTGTCGATCTGGTCCTGCAGGCCACTGATATCGACCTGCATCTGATCGATGTCGGCGAAGAACTGCTCGCCCAGTGCGGACTCGACGTACTCCTTGGTGATCAGTTCGTTGTACTCGCTCGCATCTGTCGAGCTGATACCGTCGACCCAGGCCGACCAGGGGCCGACGTTGCCGGTCCTGTCGATCAGCCGCCCGCGGAAGGCCAAGCGAGCGCCGGCCGCGAGCGAGGTCAGCGTGTGGGTGTCGGTCGGGTAGGCAAACAAGCCCAGGGCAGTTGCGTTCTGTTCGCTGCCGCCTGGGGTAACCGACTGTTGGATCTCGGTGTAGGCGGTGTCCGCCGCGCCACTGGCCGGGAATCCCCACTCCAGGCCGATCTTCCACGGTCCGCTGGTGGTACGCAGGAACGCCAGCGCCGGTGGCGCGCCGGTCTTGCCGGTGATGTTGGTCAACACCGAGTTCGCTGGGATCGACGACACGTTCATGGAGTTCACAGCCCGCACGCGCGCAAGGTACTGGCCGGTGTATACCCCACGTACTTCCACCATCAGCTCCCCCGTACGCGGAACCCTGACCCACTCGCGCGAGCCCCAGCGCCACTCTACGTCGTACGCTACCGCGTCCGGTGCCGCGTCCCAGGCGATGGTCATGATCGTGACCGCCAGGCCTTGCTCGACCGCGATGTGCTGCGAGATCAATACGCGTGCAGGTGGATCCTGCACCCCGGACGGGAGGACGCTGATCGGCCGAGAATCGATGATCGCCCCGTGATCGATCGCATCAAACTTGCCGGGCTCGTGCTGGATAACCTCAAGCTGGAATTGCTCCCAACTTGGTCTGGTCACGTTCTTGACGTAGAACTGCATCAGGGCCAGGTCGTCGTAGTCGATCGCCCAACCGCTCTCGGGGGAAGGCTCTTCACTGAAGTCGGCCACCACCGTTATGACGCGTCCGTCATGACCTTGAATCGCCCTGGCTTCCGAGCGCCCACTGGGCAGGTTGACTCGCAGCCGCGCGCCGACCGGGATATCCACATCTCGGTCTACGGTGATTGCTCGTCCAGATACCGCCGAGATCCTGCCGCCATTCGCACGACCGGCAAGCATGGGGTCTGCCAGAGCCACCACCTGTCCAGGCCGCGGGATGAATCCATCCAGGCCAACCTTCCAGACGGCCCCACGAGTCTGCAACTGCTCAGTCATAAGCGCCCACTGCCCCGCCCGCTGCGCCTGACCCTGGCTGGTGCAGCCGAGAGCCCCGACCGATACCTCCCTGACGATCCCGCCAAGCTCGATAATCGCATCCTCGTCGAAGACCGGCTCTTTGTCTGTCTCGAACGCATTGGCCGGGTTGTCCCAAGAGACCATCGCCAGCGAATGGCGGTCTCGCGTCCGCGTCCCCGAATACGCAACCACGCCATCGTTCAGAATCTGCGAAGTGGAGTAGGTGTAAACCGGGTCCTGAGGCATGTCGGCGTTGACAGTGATCTGGCTACCATCCCAGAACGCCAACCCATGAAAGATTGCGGCGAGGTCCTGAAGAACGGCATACGCCTCCTCTTGCTTCTGAAGATAGAGGTTGCAAGTGAACCGAGGCTCTTGACCGCCTTTCCCGTCTGGCACCAACTGGTCGCAGTACTGCGCAATGCGATAGAGGGCCCAACGGTTGACCATGCTCTGGTCGATGCGCTCACCCAGACCGTAATAGGGGTTCAACACCAGGTCATAGAAGACCCAGGCCGGATTGTTGGAATAAGCCTCCTTGAAGGTGCCGTCCCAAACGCCATTCGTGGTACCGGGGCCGCCGGTAAAATAGGTCCGAGTCTCAGGGTCATAGTTCATCGGAACCCGCACGATCCGCCCGCGCATGAGCGCAGAGAACTTCGGAAAGTCGCCCCCGAACTGCTGGGCGTCATACTCCACGCAGCCAACGGCGGTGAGCGGAAACTCCTGGTTGCTGTCGACAACTTCAGCTATCGCAGTCAGCATCATGGTGTCCTGGACCAGAGAGCTGTTCGCCTCAGGCGTGATCCGCCGCACGCGAACCGCCCAGTGCCCTCCTGCCGGCAGGTTGATCCGATGAGAACGGTAGTAAGTCGTAACGTTCTTCCGGTCGACAAACGTGCTGAGTACGGTCTGGTAAGGAGCGCCATCCGTGGCGACATCGATCGCGTACTCAATGCGCACCCCATTGATGTTCCCGGACGAATCCTGCGCCTGCAGGTTGGGCCAGGACAGGCGCACGCGTACCGCATCCGCCGTGGCGTTCGTGACGGTGTAGATGTAGGGCTGCGTGCTGAGCAAGGTCTGGCCCACCGCAATCTCGTTGCTGGACTCCGCTACACCTTCCAGTCGCTCCTGATTTAACTCGCCCGGTCGAAACTGCCACTTCACGTCGGGATAGTTCAGCGTGCCGTCTTCTGCCTGGATCGGAGTACCGTCAAGCTTGATCGACTTGAGTCCATTGACTGGGCCAACAATCGGACCCCAGCTCAGGAGATACACGATCCGAGCAGTGGACAGCGATGCGACGCCGTTCTGGGCGATGTGCGGCTGCTTCGGCTTGGAACTGCCCCCCTTGCTTCCACGCAAAGGCTGATGGCGCTTCTCGGTCACAACAGACATTTTCGATCTCCAGAAACAAGAAACCCCGCCGAGGCGGGGTCTGGCAGCAGTCGTGCTAGAGCTGGTCTTCCGTGTAAACCCCGCCCGACTCGACGGCGCCGCCGATCTCTCGCTCGCCGTAAAGCACTGGGTATGGGTTGCCCTGAGCAATAGTGGTCATGGCGCCACCGAATCCATAGCTCGGGTTATTCCCATCCTCGTTCTTCGCGGCGGAAGCCTGAGTTGACGGGGCCAGCATCTGGGCAACGCCACCAAGCGCCAGGCCAGCGCCGCCAGCCATCATTGCAACGCCTATTGCCGAGGTGGTACCGAACGTGAAATAGCCCGCAACGACCAACGCCGCCCCCAGGACCGTCTGAAAAATCCCGGAACTCTTGCTGCCTTGGATGACTGGCACGATGCGGATGACCGACTCGCCGGCTCCGGCCAGGTTAAGCTCCTCTTCGCGAAGATTTCGCCGCCCTACGAAAACCGCGAACCGCATCCCGCGCTCTTCTGCGGTTCGCATGAATTTCTCGAAACCATCTACCATGCTGGCCAGGGCAATGGCGGCCTCTCGCGGCCCTGATACATCGAGCACATACTCACGGCCAAATTCACGGCGCAACGCGCCATACAGTCGCACGGTCTTCATTGGGGGAAGTCCTTGTGGCGAAGGATCAGCCGGACCCTGTTGGCCATGGACCAGCCGTAGATTTCGCGTGTGGCCGCGCGACCCGCCATGTGGTGATAGATGAACGGACCCGAGCCGCCCAGCGCTGGAGCCTCTTCACTTCGCAAGCAAGGATCGGCACCGAGATAGATCGCGGCATGGTTCGGGTGATAACAAGGCCTCCCTGGAGTGGGCACCTGAAACACCAGCATGTCGCCGCGGCGCAGGTCTTCAACGCGATAGAAACCCGCACTCTCGTAATTGTCCTCGTACAGGCTCGATCCGTCCTTGACCTCCCACCAAAGGTCCTTGCGCTCGAAGTTCGGCAGCGTCACCCCAGCTTCTCGCTCGTACCAATCCCGGCAGGCGCCCCAACAGTCGAGCAAGCCGTGGGAAAACTCTCGGCCAAGCAACGGGGCACGATAACCTGATGGTTTGAACCAGGTCATTTCCCCACCCGGCAGCCCGATGATTCCCCACGGCAATCCGTGAAGCTCACAACTGACCCGGTCGGCCATGCTCGGGATCGGAGCCTTGTCAGGATGGCTATGGATGACGGCAATTACTTCGCCGCGGTCCTCTGCTGCTGCGTAGTCCCGGTGATCCATGACGAAGTTTTCGCGATCACTGACCGCCAGGTTGCCACAAGGCGCGTATTCTCGGCCGCTATCGGTCTTGAGCAATACGCCACACGCCTCGCTCGGGTAGACGGTTTCGGCGTGCGCCAGGATCTGACACTGCAGCTTTTGACTGATGCGCATGCTTACCTCGACGAAACGATCAAACTTGCCCCCAAGGAACCGCCGAAGCGGTTGGTGTTGCCGCGCAGCTTGCAACTGCTCCAGCGGCCGCCACACCGATCGAGAGCCGGGTTATCGGTAGGCTCATCCTTCTTCGTGAAGAGGGCAGCGCCGGTATAGGCGCAAGCCTCTCCTCGATACTGACCTCGGCACGCCCACCGGCAAAGCTTGGTGATCTGCTGGGCCGGTAGCATCTGCCCCTCCATGTCGATAGGGCTGCTGAGCGCGAAGGTGACCTGCTCCCGGGTTTCCTCGGTCTTCTGCTCGATGAACCAGATCCCCATCCGAGCCTCGTCGGCTGCATCGGGGTTGCCATCAGGGAAGTTCGCGGCATCCAGATAGTGCCTCCACGTCTCGATCACCCGCACCCTGGCGCCACAGAGGTCTCGCAACTGAAGGCAGATGGCCGATATCGCTCCTCGTATGCCGGCGAGTTCGTTTGCCAGTTGGAGGGTCGGCGACGCGGGTCGACCATCGCCGCGGATATCAAAGCCTTTTGCGGTGATTTGGATCGGCTCGTACACATTGCCCTGCCAGATGATTTCCCCTTCTTGGGCGTGGCCATGGAATCGCCAGAGATTTCCGCCAAGGCGCGTCGCATCCACCTCAAACAGCCGGATCAGGTTCCCCGGCTCAAGCTTCTGCACATCAGCATTGAAGGCCATGCGTTCTCCAGATATGAAAAAGCCCGCGCGAGGCGGGCTGGAAGGTTGTACAGCGTGGATGAAATGCCAGTGGCAACCGCCCTACCGGGGTAGTAGCGTCGTGCCTTCATGCAAGGGTTTCCCGACCCTGAGCGTGCCGGCCCAGGGATCGGGAGGCGCCAATGTCGGCGCGGTTAAAGACCTAGGAGGTCAAGATGAGCGAAAAGCCCGTTGTGTCACCCTTCCAACTGAGCGTTATGGCCGCACTATCGGTGGTTGGCTCAATTCTTGGGTCAACGAACAAAGGGGCCATCGACAAGGTGGTTGAGCATATCGAGACCATCAAATCCAAAATGCCAGCAGATGCCTCCCTCCGCGACGGTTCTTCTGAGCACCACCTAGCTCTTGATGCCTTGATTTCAGGGCTGAGGGCTGCCAGCAAGATGGATCAGATCTAAAGGATCGGCTCAAGCCCGAGAGCCGCCTCCATCCTCGAAAGCCGGCGCTCGAGCAGGTCGGCTTTTCTTTCTAACTCGTCTGTAAACTCTTTCGGCAGACACAGGCCAGTGACATCAACCGGCGAGATCGTTGCCTCCGAGACAAGCTTTTCGAAATCTGCACTACCAGGCTGCGGAAGCTCTACCGCCAACTCCAGCTTATCGAGTTTCATCACACTCTCCCGCGGCATAGCCGCTCATGGTTGGTTGTTACGGGTAGAAGACCTGAACGAACGTGAAGCTCAGTTCGTACAGCCCTCCACCCAACGGCCTCAGCTTGTATCCATTGCACCGGTATCGACCCTGTACGCCGCCAGGGGGCGTCCACAGGAACGACCTATACCCCTCGTGCCGGTCCAGGAAGGCGCGGGCGCCCAGGAGATCATCACCAGCCTCCAGGCGCCCGATGATCGTCATTCCATCCCAGGTCTCGGATCTGGTGTTGATCCCCGTTCCGCCGGACTGAACGTATCCATCCCCGAAGTCGTTCTGCCAGGTGCGCTGGGCAATCTCGCCGGTAGCTCCAAGGCGGGTACAGTAAGAAAAGGTCTCAGCCACTTATCGCCTCCAAAGCAGACCGTTCTGCCCCAACTCTTCCCGAATGACGCTCCGGACCTCCTCCCGCAAGGCCAGCCCGGCAGCCTCTCCCTGCATTCGAGCTTCCTCTTGGCTCATGCCGGGCTGGGCATTAACCGTGACCGGAGCGTTGATAGTGATCGACGGCGCCTGTCCAGCCCCAGCACTCGCGCCGCCTTCCCTGCTGAGGAAAGCAGTCAGGTCCCTGTTTTGATTCGGACTGAGCACCCGCTCACCAGCATCAAGCAGCCAGGTACTCTCCTTCGGGATGTTGTCGATGCCGCCGTGCGCGATGCCCGCGAAGGCCGCCGAAGAAACTCCAGCAACCATTGGCGCGGTAGCTGCGGCGGCAGCCGCAGCAGCACCAGCAGCCAGGCCAGGGCCAACAATCGGGATGGCAGCCGTCGAGGCAAAAGCTGCTAGCTGTGCCTGGAACGCCGTTGCCTGAGCATTGGCGACCAGCCCGATTGCCGCAGTCGATTGAGCCGTCTTCCCTACGACCAACTGCACCGCCTGGTAGACAAGCCACTGGGCGGCCATGTCAGCCAGGGCCTTGATGACCGACTTAGCCAGGTCCGCAGCCATGTCACCGAACGCATCTCCGAGGCTCTTGGTCCGCGTGACGATATCGGTGATTGCATCGCCCAAGCCGTTGGTAGCATCGCCAAGTGCGCCAGACACGAAGTCAGAGGCCTGCTTCGAGTAATTCTGTGCATCCTCCACGTAGGTTTCCCATGCGGAGCGGGCTCCAGACACCCAGTCCCCCTGGGCCTCAAGTCGAGCATCGTAGTTTGCCTGCAACTGCTCCAGCATTTGCTCATGGTGTTTCTGCTGAGCCTGAAGTTCCTGCTGGTACTCGTCGTCGCTCATCCCGACCGATCTGTCTGCGTAGCGGTCGGCAAGATCCCTGCGGGCCTTGGCGTAACGGTCATTCTCCTCGTTCAGCTTGTCGAACAGCCCCCTCTGGCTATCGCTCATCCCCATCCCGAGGATTTCGCGTTGCCCTTCGAGCTTGAGATTGCCCAAGCTCTCGTCCATCGCGGACTTGATCTCTCTGAGCCGCTTCACGAACGGATTGGCCGCGTCCACTGCGGAGTTGAACGACTTGGCCGCCCACTCGATTCCCTTCGCATACTCCTGGCTTGTGACCTTTCCCCTGTCCTTCAGGGTGTTGAGGGCCTCGATGTTCTTCCTGTACTCGTCCGTCGCAGCCGCGGTCGGGTCGATCTCCTTCTTGAGGTCCCGATACCGCTCCTCAGCCTGCTTCAGCCCCTTCGCAGAGTCCTTCAACAGGTCCTTCTGGGACTTGGTCGAGGCATTCGCCTTGTCCACGGCAGCGGCATAGGCCAGGGCGCGTTTTTCATCGTCAGGACTTAGCTTCAGGATGCCAGCGTTGATCTGGGCGCGGAGCTTCTCTACCTCGGTCAGCTTCCCGGCGACAACGCTCTGCTTCTGCAAATTATCCAGATAGCTCGCGCCAGCCTTATCCGAAGCGAACCTTGCACCGTCCAGTTCTCGCTGTGTCTTCTGGATGGCAAGGCGCAAGGACTCTGCTTTCTCCTTGGCCTCGTCCAGCGAAGGACCAAACGGAACGTCGGTATTGTCGTCAACGCCCTTCTGGAACCGCTCTTGAAGCGCCTCGGCATCCTTCAATTGATCCTGAAGGCCCGCCAACTGCTGCTTCAACTGGTCATAGCTGAGCCCGGAAAGATCCTCCGGAATCATCGTCCGAGCGGCCTGGCGGATGCGGGTGGAGGCGTCTTCGAAAGCATTGGCCGCACGGCCAGCATTGCTCTCAGCCTTGTCCCCGAAGTCGACGAAGGACAAGGCTACTATCCCCAGAGAGATGATCAGCCCCGGCCATCCAGCAGCAATCCTGAGAATCCCCGCGCCTGCTGTTCTCAGGGCATTTAACCCTGCCCCCAAAGCTGTGCTGGCCGCGAACCATCGGCCCATTGCGGCCGTCGAGGCAGTTTGAGCTGCGGTAAGTTGCAAGTTCGCCGCAGAAAGCGCTTCGGTTGCAGACACTCGCTGAGCAAGGGCTGCAGTAACCGCCTGCGAGCCCGCCACGGTGGTGGCCGTCAATTGCGCCTCCGCAGCCTGAAGCTGCTTGATGATGGCCGTTTCGGCTAGCCGTAACTCGGCCATTCGAGCGACAGACTGCTGTCGGCCAATCTCTGTGATTTGGGCCTTCAGCCGCTGGCCTTCGAGTTCGCGCTCAGCCACAAGCGATGCCTGCACCGCCCGCAAACGAGAGATTTCGGAGGCTTGTCGCTCCCGGTCAGCAGCCACCTGCGCACGAGCAGAAGCCACGGCCTGGCGTGCTCTGTCTAACTCGGCAACGGCCTCAGCCTTCACCGCCTGGGCGCGTCGCACCTCTCCAGCCGCAGCAACCGACGCGGCATAGGTCTGCTCCTGGGTCACCTTGACGTCTGCGATCTTGGCAGCCGTCGCACCTACCAGAGCGCCAGCAGTACGTCCGATCGCCAGGTACAGCCCAGTATTCAGGACCTGGACGAAGGACTGCACGTTCGTAGAGTCAAGCGACTTCGACAGGGAAACCATGGCTTCCGTAAAAGCCTTGGACACCCCGAGAGTGCTATCCAGGCTGCCGATCGCCCTGGTCGCGCTGTTCTCCAGAACTTGAAACGCGCCAGCGATGGTAGTCTGGGCGCGCGCAAACTGGTCATCAATAGCTCGGGTTTGAGACAGAATCGCCTCGAAGACCTGCTTGGAGGTCAGCTTGCCCTGTTCGCCAAGCTTTCGAAGGTCTCCAACCGCAACCCCGAGACCGTTTGCGACGGCCTGGGCCAAGCCCGGAGCCTGCTCGAGTACCGAGTTCAGCTCCTGACCTCGGAGCACTCCCGAGGCGAAGGCCTGGCCGAGTTGCACCAGCACACCTTCCGCGGCGGCAGCGGAAACACCACTGGCCGACATAGCCTTGCTGATGTTCTGGGTAACCTGGACAACTTGCTGTTGATTTACGCCGAGCTCACCAGTCGAAGCAGCAATCCTCTGGTACAGTTCCGCAGTACCCTCCAAGGACGACTGCGCGTTCTGAGCGACGGAATACACTGCCTCCATCGATTGACTGAACTGAGCCTGACTTTCGCTGACCTGCTTGATGCGGTTCTCAATAGAGACCCAGGCTTGCGAATACCCAACAAGTTCTCGGGCGCTCAGATAAGCAGTTGCCGCAACGCCAATAGACTTGATTGCGCTAACTGCTGTAGAGCTCGCCCGCTGCGTGCTTTGCTCGATCCGCCCCATACTGCGCGCAGTGTCTTGGGCGGCTCGACTCATGTTCTGCTGGAATCCCCCAATGCGCGCAATGAGGTCGAGCGTCAGCACACCAAGGGAGCGAGAGGCCATTTAGCTTTTCTCCGGACAATAAAAAACCCGCCGGCCTGGCGGGTTTCGGAAAACTAATTAAAACTACGTCGATTTTCCACAGCTAGGACAATAGAGCGTGTAACCCCTAATTTCACCACCGCAATGTTTACATAAAGCCACTTTCCTTGACTGATGCACCTTTGGCTCCTCAGGTGGATCAGGCGTCAATTCTTGCTTGTTTTTCTCCCTAAGCAGAAATTCTTCGTTAACTTTATCTATTTTCTCGCTGATGCCTGACCCATTATAAAAAAGATACTCCCGAAGCCCATGAAAAATAACAAAAGAAATACCAATAACCACAACAATAGAAGCAGATAAAACCAGCCATATCCCATAAGCTGCGACAAGAGCAACAGCAACTCCGATCAACCACGGGGCCAGAATAAAGGCAATAATTATCAAAACAACAAGAATAGCCACCTGGATCATTATACAGTCGCTCTAAAATTGCTGGTAAATACAATCTACCATCACTGCGCCAGCACAGGAACCCAGCATCCTTGCCAGGTCAAACCCAAGCGGCCATCGCCTGTTCGAGCGATATCCCCACCGACTCTACCGGCGCTCGAACATGGGGGCGGAAGTCGTCGGGCTCGCACTTCACCCCGCCAACCTTGGCCTGGATCGCCGCCAATTGGGCCAGCACCCACTCCAGGCGATAGCTCCCGTTGAGGGAGCCACGCTTTTTCAGGTAGGCAACCCACGCCCTGTACTCGTCGTAGTCGATGCGTTCCTTCGCCTCTCGAATGGTGCAACCGCCGATGCCGTTCAGCACGAGCTCATGCCAAACCTCATCGGCGGGCGTCAGTTTTTTTCGTCACCTGGCCCAGTGCCATTGACCTCCGCGACAGCCTGCAAGAGCAGGAAGCCCAGCGCAGGGTCGAGGTTGAACGCAGTTTCGTAGGGAATCTCCTCTTCCCCACCCTCGCCCAGTCTGACGCTCTCGGCCAGGTAGCGCGCATTCTGGCTCTTCTTGTCGTCGTCTTGGGCGAACAGGCGTTCCATGGCACCGAAACTGCTGCGCTTGATGAACACGTCGAAGGTGTCCGTGACCGCTTTTTTCTTGCCCGGCGGAGTGTGCGTCCAGGTGATGCTTTTCTTCACCAGTCCATCGCCCAGGACCGCGCCAGCGGCCACCAGATCGGCTAGTTTCATGTCTGCTCCTTACGCGGTTTTCGGAATCCACTGCCCTGCGCCAGAGCGCTGGATCGTGGCCTGGGTGGCGACCAGGGTGTTGGCTGCAAAATCGAACGGGAAGTCGCTGACGTAACCACGGAAAACGAACCATGTACGCGTCGGCGGAAGATCAAAGTCCCAGTCTCCATTGCTGTCTTGGTCTGCGGACGGGCTTACACCGACACCATCTGACCAGCCGACAGCAAAGACAATATCCTGGTCACTGTCATCCTCTGAGAGCTGAAAGAGCCGAACATGGCTCGCATTCCGCGGATCTGCATTCAGTCCGAGAGTGGCTTGACCAGGGGTACGCATGCCCTTCTTGTATTTGCGCGAGGTCTCGCTCAAGCACGGGTCCTCGATCTGATCCGCCGGGTTTCCTCCGGGGTTGAAGGAGGTTGCGCACTCGATCTCCATCACCGTAAAAGGACCAGATCCAGAGCGGGGCGGAACAAGGGCATAGACCTGAGTTCCTTGGGTAAGCATCGACATAACGTCTTCTCCTGTAGCAGGCAATAAAAACCCGCGCGGTGGCGGGCTGATTGGTTTAGGTGTCTATCGCTGGACTATCCAGTCGATGTCAAAGCTGACTCGGTAGGTCTTGGTATCAGGATCAACAGATTCCCCTCCCCAGCGGACTACATAGGCTGAAAGCTCAATTGCATCCCTGATGGCCTTTGCTGCATCTCTGGCTTCCGCAGCGGTGGCTGAGAAAATGTCCACCTGGAGGGTGAACCCATCGGCGTCAGGGCGCCCCCATAGGTAGTTCTCCGGCGATCCAGATATGGTCTGCCATGTTGCGTACGGCTTGACGACGAGCTGGGGGGCCAGGCCAAACTGATACATCCTCAGCGGGGACGCACCGAGAATCGCGGTAACAGCGGGACTACTTGAGCAGACCTTAAAGATTGGCGGATGCATCACCTCCCCCTTAGAGCCTTGTCTATTTCGCCATCAAGCTCGGATATGAATTTTTCAGTAACGGGCTCAATGTTTTGAGACAGAGCAGGCCGCATGAATGGCTTCGCCGGCGAGTACTTGGTGCCGAACTCCAGATAGCGCCAGTGCCTGGTGTCGCCACCAGGATTTCCGCTTGCATCCTTGCTGTACTGGTTTCGACCAGCGCCGCCGCGCACTCCAACCTTCATCACCACCCCCCCTTCACGCCGCCCCTGCTTGGCGGACTCTTGAGTGATGATGTTCTTCCAGATTTTCTCTGGTGTTTCGGGATCATCGACAAGTCGCGCCTTTTCTCGTGCGGCATCCCTGACAATGTTCATCGCCCTGCGGGCTGCTTTTCTCAGGCCGTTCTTTTGGAGGCGCGGGCCAAGAGTTCTGAGTTTCTCGAGCACGCCTTCAAGCCCGGTGATGCTGAACTCAACGCCGTCAGCCATGGACTCTCCGGAACGCAAAGCTGGTGATGCCTTCTCGGCCAAGTTTCGACTCCTGGTCGTTTAGCTCGACACATTCGAAACCTTGACGCTCGCACCATCCGATCAAACCGTGCATCGTGTGGTACCAGATATGCTCACCCGGCTTGTAGTGCTTGGAGGACAGGCAGTCGGTCTGATCCTTGTAGATCGGCATCGACACGAACAACCACTCGCCAACATGGTCGAGCAGCTTCTCCGGCTCGGGAATGTGCTCCAGGCTGTCCCAGCAGGTCACAGCTTCTGCATGATGCTGGTATGGGTCGTAGTAGCGCTCCTGCGCCCTCAGCCAGTCCACCGCCTCCGGGTTCACGTCGAAACCCATGGCGCCGGACTCTGTGACGAAACGGCCTCCTCCGATACCGATGTCTACCACCTGGCCGGCAAAGTGACGGCGCACCAGATCAATACGGGTCTGGGTCAGCGCAGCGCCCATCGGGGTAGCATCAAGCAGCTGGTACTTCTCGAAATATGGTCCCGTGTAGTCCATCGGAGGGCGCGGGTGGAAGCCCATGCCAAGCTCTTCAGACCAGAGCAGGCAGTCGGTCAGCCCAGGCGGCAAAGCGTTGGTCATGATCGGTGATCCTTTTGTCGCAGTTGTGCTGCTTCATGGTGCAGCGGCAGAACCTGTCAGGAACCGCGAAGGTGATGCGGGACAGGTCCATGCATTTGTCGGTGATGTGTTCAGGCGAGTTGTAGCCGCCCTGCCCGCCACAGATAATCCAGGCCGGAACCTTGGCGGCAATGCTGGCTGGAACGATCCAGCCGATGCCGCCAATCACGGCATCTGCGTGCTGGAGCAGCGCCAGCAGTTGTTCAACCGGAAGTTCGCCCTTGTGGAACTGGATGTCAGCCGGCGGAAGTGGATCGATGGCCCATTCCTTTCCCGGCTCCAGGTCCGCCACGGAAACCACTTTCCAGCCCCTGCGGCGCATCTCTGCGGCAGCGCTAGCGATGTACTCAGGAAGAGGGTTGCGCGTGTCTGCACGCCACTCAACGCGAACCGTCGCGGGACGAACGAGAACGTAGCGCCCCTCGACCGGCGACGGGCCGAAGTCAGGCAAATCGAACGCGCCGGGCTCGCACCGGAAAGCTTGTCGCAAACCCTGGATGATCGGCATCTGACCGTATGCGATTCGTAACTGTCCGCCACCGAATGGCTTGTGCCACTGCGCCGAGCGCTGGACGTTCTTCGCCTGCGTGCGGAGCTGGGTGCTCGGACGCACGCATTTCACATCGATGTCTGCATAGAGCTGGGGCCACGGCGTTTCGAGATAGGCTCCAAGGTGATTCTTCACGAACGCGCGGGCGTAGATATTGTCACCAAGGCCAAGCATTCCCTTGATCAGCACAGATCAGCCGACCAGCTTGCTTCGCAGTTCGTAACCCATCAGCGGCCAGATCTTCGCGACGGCGTTCTGGCGCGCGATCTTGCGGCCAATCTCGGCGTCGAAGTTTTCCGGGCTCGCGCAGGCCGACTCGCCGGTGACGGTGAAACCGTTGCGCAGCACTAGGACGCAGAACGTCAGCAGGCCGAGCGATCCATGTACGCCCGCGACCACGGCGTCAGGATTGCAGTCAGGACGATGGCTCACGCCATCATCTGCGGTGAAATAGTACTCGCCAGCTATGTTCGCCTCGATGTCCGCCGGAGTGATGCGCGGGGCGTTCAGGCCCTTGGCCTGGATTTCTTGCTCGATTGCTTGGTCGGTCATTTCATGATCTCCAAAAACGACGAAGCCCGCTCAAGGCGGGCTTTCGTTCGTCGGGGTTGGGTTAGGATGGGCTTCGAAATATCGAGCCAGCAATCAATGTGCAAGGCAGGCAGGTCTGCACACAACACGAATAATTGAAGTATCTGTTTCGCAGCTGAACTTTGGGCATACCGCAATGCCTCGTGTAGCTCTGTACGCGGTCATGTAGCGCTGCAATTGGTTTCTGGCTCTTCCGTTGAAAACGTCTCTTTTCACTTCAACGGGGATCAGATCGCCACCTATTTCTACCCATCCATCAGGAACGTTGATTCCATCCGATGGCCCCTGAACACGCTTGGCACCTGGAACCAGTTCAGACAGCCTTTCCCAAAACTCGCGATGGACATCAAATTCTGTAAAAGGTGGCGCTATGCTAGAGCGATTCTCGGTCGCCATATTGCGGGCCGCCTCAAACATGATGCACGCCCGTATCCACATCAAATCCTCGTGCTGGAACTCTTCGCCAGCCAACAAGCACATAGCTTCGACTGGCCTCTCAATTGCCATCCTCGCAATTTCGTTTAGCCCTTGAAGCCGATCACCAGAAAGCACGTTCATATTATCCCCTGCAATAGCCCTGGGAATAGATCGGCCACAGCAACGCCCCAGGGAAGGCGCTTTCGGGTGCCCCCTAGCTGTAGCCGGAAGAGAAACGCAGCCGGGGCGGACGGATGAGCGACATCCGCCGTTCGAGAGCGACTCTAGGCTGCGTATTTGGTGCCCTTGCGGGCGAAATCGTTACTGGCCGTCGGTTAGGCCATCGGAACAGCGCAGCCGCCACTCACGGCGAGCGGTGGCATCGGTCTCTGCACTGGTGATGTTGTAAACCCGGCCATCCCAAAGAATTCGCCAGGTGTAGAGTTCCAACCGATCCACCGGGAACCACCGGCAATTGATGCGAGCAGTGGTCTCGGCCTGTTGCGCATCGGCGGCGATCAGTTCACGACCAGGCCCGGTCAGCACCTCAGCGGGAACGTCGGCGCGACCGGAGAACAGAACGGTCTCCCAGGTCGTCACCATTTCCCCCGTATCAGGGTCTTGTGTTTGTACCTGCCGCTGAAACTGAATGCGATGGCGCATACGGTAGGCCAGCATTCAAACCCCCAAGCCGCATCGGTACGGCATCAGCTTCACCTCGGCCGCCTTACGCAGCGTCGCGATTTCATCGGGAGCAGCCTGATAGCTGGCCTGAAGCAAGAGAAGCACTCCGATGACCACGCTAGGCGGAATGCCTGGCTCGCTGCTGACTACCTCACTGCTCTCTTCGCAGTTGCAAAGGCCATCAAGGGACTGGCGCCACATGAACTGGCAGGCCTCGTCCTCCGCTCCATCCAGCAGCAACTGGAGCTTGGCGTCATCCCAATCGTGGATCACATCAAGAAAGGACTTTGCCGTATCAAGCGGGATCAGGCTCATTCAGCGCGTCCTCCAGCGGTCTACGCGCGAAACAGGTAAGCGCCGTTTCGCGTGTGCAATTGATGATTTCTATCCCAGGGTTCTTGCGCTTCAGGTTTTCGAACTCTACCGGCCACTCGGATATCTTCCCTGCACTACCCAGCCCTCTGGGGTGATCACCATGCCAGTGAGACATCCCGCCAGTTTTCTGCATGTCGTAGCCGAGAAGGATGATTCGCTTGGCGCCCCTGGCTATGGCCAAAGAAACTGCGCCGCCGCCTGAGTTTCTGTAGTGATCAATACGTGCCGTTTTGATGCCGAAGGGATTGGCGCTGAGCGTCAGAAGCTCACCGCAGAAGTTTGCTTTAGCCTCGGCGGCGTATCTCTCCCACCAGACTTTATCCATTGCCCACAGCGCATCAGCCCAGGGAGTCAGTCGGAACGTTGTGTTCGTACAGATGGCCGCCCTCTGCGGCGAGGAGTTCCGCCACTCTCGGACTCGTTCGCAGTCTTCTGCTGTGAGGCTGGGGCCGCTTGCGAGGCAGACAGCGACTCGCCAGCCACAGGCTTTGGGATCTCTGATTCCACAATCTGGCAAAGTCCGCGCGCCACCAACTGGCGAGCCAGGTGCTCGGATGCGAGGTATGCATCACCACCAGCCTTTCTTACACGACCGCCATCTAGGTATGAACGAACAGGCTTGATCATTACGTCAGGCATACTCGCCTCAAAGAAAGAAGGGCCGGTCTCCCGGCCCCTTCCAGTTAGCTGGCGGTCAGCGAACCAGTCACGAAAGCCTCGGGGCGATAGACCGCGAAGGCCAGCCGCTCCTCAGCGCGGATAGTGACCATGTTGTTCTCGAAGTCCTTGTCGTTCTCGGTGGAAACCAGAACCTCGATGTCCATGCGGTCGAAGATCTGGGCGCCGAGAGAGAACGCACCGGTCAGGAACTCGTCCTGAGTGATGGCCTGGGTTTCCACCACCGGCAGACGCCAGAGGGTCGGAGTGGTGCCGTTCTGCGGGCTGCCGATGATGTAGCGGTTCTCGGCGTCCTTGGTCAGCTCGATCAGCGCCCAGTCGATGGGGTTGAGCACGATACCGCTGGCCGGGAACTCGGCCAGTTGCGCCTGAAGGATCGCCAAGCGGATGCGATCGATTCGCTGCTCGGCGGTTACCACTACGCCACTCGGCGGCGCGTAGGCCTGTGCCTGCGGAATGATGCCGTGCAGGTTGGCGCCGGTCCCGTTCCCGTAGAGCAGTTGACCTTCTTCGACCAGCATCAGGCCGTAACGAGCACGCGCATCGATGTAGCTCTGCAAGGCCGATGCGTCGTCCAGGATCTGGCGACTTGCCTTGAACAGGTGCGCAATGGTGCGAACCGGCGCGTTTTCCAGCTCGAAGCTGAGGTCGGAGTACGGCTTCTGGGTGTTTTCCGAAACAGGAGCGGCATTGTTGACGAAGCCGGTCTCGCGGACGTACTCGACGGAGTTCGACTCAGTGGTGCCAGGCGCAACCAGGTCGCGGATGGTCAGTCGACGCTGCGGAGCGGCAACGACACCGGGGCGACGATCAGGAGCCACCAGGGCGCCGCCAGAGCCGTCGATGGAGGTGATGGCCGAGCGCGGCATGGATACGCGATGCGAGCCGCGCAGGGAGCTGGTTACACCCTGCTCTTTCAGGCTCTCTGCGAACATTTGGCCGGCGGTCTTCGGTGCTTCCTCGCCGCCGTCACGCTTCTCGTTGGCCAGCATGGCTTGTTCCGCGGCGCTCAGTCGTGCTTGCAGTTCGCCCTGGGCAGTCAGCAGTTCGTCGACCTTGGCGCGGGTTTCCTTGTTCATTTCGCCGAAATTGGCGATTTGGGTGTTTACCTGTTCGGCCTGGGACTTGATTTGGTCCCCGACCTGCTTGAGGCTGGCGTTCAGTTCGCCGATTTGTTTTTCGAAGTCGCTCATTGCGGTTCTCCTTGGAGGAATTTGGTGATGTCTTGTGCTGCCCGTAGTGCAGCGGAGAGGTCAGGAGCGACAGCGCCAGGCATATCGGTCGGGGTGTCACCACCCCCGCCAGCAGCGCCAAGCATGCTGGTCTTGAAGTCGTTGATGAGTTCATTGCGCTGGCTTCGCGGCATGCCGCTGCGAGCCAGGGCGGCATCCATTCGGCGCTTGGCCAGGATGGCTTCGCTGCGGTTGCTGGGAGCGCTGGAGATCTCGTCGGACTCCAGGAAGGCATCTGCCCACCCCTTGTCGACGGCTTCGCGCCCACCGATCCAGGTCTCGGCGTCCATCTGCTTCACGATGTCGTCGATGTCGATTCCCGTGCGCTGTGCGTAAATGTCAGCCAGCGTCATGTCGAATGGCTCCAGCCAATCGGCTATCTCCCGGAGATCATTCCGATTACCCATGGCGATCAGCCAGGCGTTATGGATCATCAGGAAGGCGGCGCGGCCGATGCGGATTTCATCCCCCGCCATGGCGATGAAAGATGCGGCAGAGGCGGCCAGGCCGATGATGTTCACCGTGACCTTGCCCTTGTGCTCGCGCAGCAGGTTGTAAATGGCCAGGCCTTCGAACACATCGCCGCCGGGGCTGTTGATATTCACGGTCACATCGACATCGCTGCCTATGGCGCGCAGAGCGCCAGCAATGCGTTTTGCCGTGACACCTTCACCGGTCCACCAGTCGTAGCCAATCGGCTCGTAGATGGTGATCGTGGAGTCCGGGTTATCGCCAGAAGCTGCTCGAAGCTCAGGACGCCATGCATCTAGCGCTTTGGGCGCCAGGTCGCACTGGACGCCCGAGCGCGGGCGAGCCTCCGGCGCTGCCGGAAGATTTCGCAGAGTCATGGGTTACTCCTGTGTTTCTTCGAAGTCGGGCCCAGGAACTTTCAGTCCTGCACCATGCTGATTTACGAGCTGCCGCGCCTCGTCGGCGGTGATCATCTTCCCAACGCCGAGGTAGGCCTTTTGAACCGCCTCTACGGCGGAGAGCTTTCTTTCGTTGCCCCCCCCAGTTGATCGAGGGGGACCAGGTTGGATTGGACGGTGAGAATGTCTCCGCCGGGGAGTTCTGGAAGGTTCTCTTTCCGCCGACCTTCGTTACGGGTCATGAAACCGTTTTGCGCCATGGTGCTGTACCAGGCAGCGCGACCAGCGCTATCAGCCTTCAGGAACCCCTCAAGGGAGAACTCGGCGTAATAGCGAATCCGCTCGGGCGCAGTTAGCAGTCGCTTGTTGACGCACTGCTGAATCTGATTGGTGATCGAACTGATAGAGAATGTCAGGAACGCGAGCATCTGCTGTTCAAGCCCTGTCCCCCAGTTGCTCCCCTTGTCGGTCTGGCCAATCATCCAGGGCGGCACCCCGAACCATCTGCAAATCTCGATCACGCCATGCTCTCGCGTCTCCAGCAACTGAGCATCGACCGGATTGATGCCGATGGTTTCAGGGGTAATCCCCTGCTCCAGAACCGGGGATCTTCCGGAGTTCATCGCGCCCGATACGGACTTCACATACTCCCTGAACTCCTCCCGCTGCGCAGGCTGGAGAATGCGATCAACCTTGAAGGCGACCGTGGGTAGAAGTCCGTTCTTGAATGTGCCGTTGGCTGCGTCCTCCGCCGACATGACCGAGCCGAAGACATCAACTCCGTACCTGATTGCAGAGAGACCAATTCGACCATCCAGCGTGAACGCCGGGATGTGCAGCATGTTGGTACGCTCGATCTCTCTACGAGCCCCCTTCTTTGGCGTATAGAAGTACTTCAGCCGACCGTTGTCATCACACTCCAGGTCGATCCTCGATGGAAGCAGGAAGTCCAACGCAGCCGGTCTGCCCGCAGCGCGGCGAATCTCCGCGTATGCGTTCCCCCAAAGCAGCATTGATGCGACCATGGCCTGCCAGAACTGGAAGGCCGTCATGTCGTCATTGGGGCTGTTGTGAACAACATCGTAGAGCGGGAACGACCGAGCATCGACTCTGCTTCCGTCCGCTTTCCGCTCGTACACTCCAAGCGGAAGACCGGCGACAGAAGTAGAGATCAAGCGAACGCAAGCCCATACCGCAGACAGCTTCATTGCCTTGTCGACAGTGACCTTTTTCCCGCTAGACGACTCTCGCCCCAGGAACTGCGACCAGAATGCGCCATCTGTCAGGCGTATGGTCTTATCCCCCCAGCCGAACAATGAGGACCTGGGCGCAGACGTAGCACTGCTCAGGACTTTTCCGAGACTCTTACTCACTGGTTAGCCCCTTGCGAATGAACGCCGCGATGGCGAACGCCGACGCCGCACCGGAAATGAGCGCCCAGCCGAGCCCCAGCAGCACGAAGGTTCCAACTACGAAAAGAGCCAGACCAAGGACGCCGAAGAAGAGGTAGAGGCCAGTAGCGATGTTCATGCGATGATCGGGTTCCGTATGGCGTTCATGAAGTCGTCGCCGTCATCAACGCCGGCAACCAGGGCGCGCCCCATAGCCATGATCAAGGTCACTGGACCGTCGATCTTGCAGTTGGGGTCGTTGTCGTTTTCCTTGCGCGGGTAGATGTTTTCCTTGGCATCGATCTTTGCCGCCACGTTGCCCATCATCCAGGTCATGACTGGGTTTCCGTCATGCCAGAGCGTCCGCGCTATCACCCTCGCCTCCACCTCCTTCATCGGGTCGCTCATGTTCTTCACCGTCTGGTTGAAGTCCACGACCGGGATTGAGGTGTTCGAGAGGCGTGTGATCAGGTAGTTGGCCTGCCAGTCGTCGAAAGCGGCATCCTGTAGGTCGATCTGTTTTGCTAGGTCAAGGATGTCTGCCTCGATAAAGGCGTAGTCCGTCATGCTTCCTGGAGTCAGGACCAGGTGACCCTCAAGCGCGAAGTTCTGATACTTCTCGTTTTCCTCGGCGGCAGCCTCTGGAGCGTAGAAGCGGGGAATGCAGTAGAACTGTCCCGCCTTCTCGAACAGCATCACCAGGGCGGCCACGTCTTTCTTGCTCGCCAGGTCCAAAGCCATCCAGCAGCGGCAGCCGGCCATGTCCGCAATCGTGAAGTCGCGCTTCTGCCGCTGCCAGGCCAGCATGTTCATCCAGACCGTCCTAGCTCCCACCCACTGGTTCAGGTGCTTGGTGCGGAAGGCGTTCTGCTTCGACGCCGAACGCTTGGCCTGCTGGAGCTGGGCCAGGAGGAAGTCAGGGAATACCGACACTCCGTAATTCGGATTGGCCTTGATCAGGCTGGCCGGGTCATCCCACGGATCATCCTCGTCGATCGTGTAGATGATCCCGAAAATCGTCTCATCGATCGTCTGACCCTCGAGAATGCGGATCACATCCCGTCGCTTCTCGTAGCAGGGTCCGCCGAGATTCGATCCCGCCGTCGTAATGATCGACAGCAATGGCTGTTCTCGTGCCCCCATGCCGGTCTGCATGGTGTCAACCAGGGCATCCGTGTCGTGTTCGTGGTACTCGTCCACCAGGGCAGCATGGGGACTCGCACCGTCCCCTGGGTTGCCGATAACCGTCTCGAACTTCGACATGTCCTCCATGACGAACATGGGGCCAGGGTTCTTCTGGTTGCCAGAAAGCTCGATACCGAATCGGTTACGCAGGTTCTCCAGCTTGTGCGCCATCATCCACGCCGGACGGAAAACCTCGAAGGCCTGCTTCTCGGTGGTGGCGCCGGAGTAGACCTCGGCCCCCGACTCTCCATCTGCGGCGAATAGGTAAATGCCTCGTGCGGCAAGACGGGCCGACTTCCCGTTCTTCCTGGGAATCTCTTCGTAGGCCTCGCGGAACCTGCGCTTGCCGGTTTCCTTCTTCACCCAGCCGAAGATGTTGGCCTCGATGAATACCTGCCAAGGCTCGAACACTAGCTTCGACTTCGAAGCGCTCCATTTGCCTTTGGTGTGAGGCATGAGCTGCATGAACTTGACAGCACGATCTGCCTTGGCCTCATCGAAAACGTATGGCCAATCGTCATCGCCCTGGCGGTCCAAGTCATTCAGGAAGCGCTGGCATGCAAACTTCACATACCGGCACGCAACGATGCCCCCACCCACGACATCGCTAGCGTACTGTCGCGCAATGTCGCTGGGGGTCATCTCAGAAATCCTCGAACTCGTCCTTCTCCTTCGGCTTTTCCAGGCCGAACTTCTGGCGGTCGGACGGCGTTAGTCCAAGCCGGGCCAGGTTTCCGATCAGATGGGTGTACTTGCCAACCGCGAACTCTGTCGGGTTGGCACGGTATTCAGCGAGCAAGTTCGCGGTGACCTCCAGGATGATCCGGTCCGATCCCGTCAGAACGCCCTTGATCGACTGAGCGCACAACTCTTTCCATGCGAGACGAGCGGGGCCTTGCAGATGGATGGGCGCTTCGCCGACCTCCCCCTCTCCCTTTGCCGACTCCTGCCGGTAGCGCTGGGGGTTTTTCTTGTCGGCGCCTTTGAACTTGGCGACGACATCTGGCTGTTTGTGTCGTGCCATCTTGAAACCTAAATTCTGTGGAAATGGAAAGTGACTTGGTGGCGCGGTGTCCTAGCGAAAGGTTCTAAGGTTTTGACCCGCCCCACCCCTATAAATGAGACTTTTTCTCATTTAACTCGATTTTTCGGTCAAACCGCACCAATCCAGTGAAAACCACTGACGTTATTCGTAAATATCCAGAATCGTCGCGTCCGCGCGCTGAGGGAACCCGACTATTTCCTAGATGCTGCCGACTCCCTTGCCGTCTTCCTCGCATGGCAGGGGTATCCAGCAATAGCCATCAGGTTCGAGTCATCATCAGTGCCGCCTTGGCTCAGTGGGGTGATGTGGTCCACCTCCGTGGCGACCCTCTTCATCCCCTTGCACTCTGCACACTGGCACATGTAGCCATCCCGCTTGAGGATGCGATCACGCTTGCGGCGCCACGGCCTGCCACCGCGACCATTCCCCCATGCTTTGTCCTCTACCTCGTGCTTGGTCACTCCCCTGGCCTTGGGCTTGGTGTGACGCTGAGGGAGGTCAGGCACTTCCGGATACCTGATTGCCGGCCCCCTGAGCCGGCGGGTTCCAGCCTTGCCGCCTAGCTTGTGCCGGTCTGAGGAACGAGAGCTTGCCGCCTTGCCATTCATCAGGATGGAGCGCCAGCAGCCCGGAGCGCAGCAGAGGCTCGAGAACCTTCATGGCACTCACCACCTCACCGCTGTACCCGGCAATGTCATCAGGTGCCCAGGGACGATTGGGGTTGACCTCGACTCCTGCGGGGATCGGGTGACTCTTCATGAGGGCTTTCCTTCATCAGACATCCCGATGAGCTTCGCGACCATCAGGGCTTCGGCGAAATCATTTGCGTTGGCATCTCGCCAACGGGATAGCCCGCATACGTGATAGATCAGTTCCCGACCAGGGAGCGGGCTTTCGGGGCGCTCTATCTTGTAGCGAACCTGAACAACCAGTTTGCCAAACCAGCCGCGGCGCACCCGGACAGAAGCTATCTGGGTTTCCCTGGCGGACCCCATAAATACCGACATCAGATCGGCTCTCCACTCAGGTAGCTGGTCGGCACGGCGTCAGGATCCTCGCCATCTTCGGCCAGAGCCTGGATCAGAAGGTGCAATAGCTGATTGGTCTTGCGCTGCTCATCGAGGAGATCGCGCAGGAGGAGTCGAACCTCTTCCTCGGACTCAGTCATCGCTTGCTCCGGGTCGCTTCGGCTTGGCGGCCATAGCAGAGGCCGCGCGTTCCATCGCGACCCGAGCCCACTTCTTTGCCCATTCACGCGTCTTGTTGCAGAAGGTGCACTTGGTCATCATCTGCTCCTTCCCTTAATTGTCTCAAGATACGCATCGTATGAGATGCGCGACTCCATCTCTTCGCCGCAGAGCCTCACCCGCTTGTTAACGAGTGCGAACGTGACCGTGACGGTTGGGATAGGGCCGTCGTTGCTGACGCTCAACGAAAGCTGTCCAGGGAGCGGCTTCCCGTTGCTGTCACACAAAATCAGGCTCGTGCCTGTGTTCTTCAGTAGAAGCGGAGCATCCATCAGTACACCCTCAGAATGTGGGCCAGGTTCCCCCGAGCGTGACAGACAAGGCCGAGCAGGATTGCCAGGACCAGGGTCAGCCAAGGGGAGACAGGATTCAGTCTGTAGCCGTGGAGTGCATCGAGCATCACGCTCAGGGCGAAGCACCCACTACCAACGCACAGCAGGTATGCGAGCCAGGACACTCCCCGGCGATACCTCGCGCCCTGTCGGCGGTATGTCGCCAGCCTCATGCAGATGGCGCCGCAAATCATCGCGGCTACCAGGGTCCAAGGGTCAACCATTACGACCTCCAAAGCGGTCCGCTATGAAGCGGAGCCAACCAGGCGTCTTCCCCCCCTGCACCCACTCCAGCAAGCTGGTGCCCACTGCGACGCAGAACAATGCCCCACCAAAGGCAACCAGGCCCGATGTCCTTGCCCACTCCCGCCCAATGACTTCGCCCGCGACGTAGTAGCCAACGATCCAGGACGCAGCGAAGTAGCCAAGGCGAGCCCAGGCCGAGATGTCCTTGGCATACACCACGAAGAAGATAGCCCCAGCAAAAGCCCCGATCACTGCATTGGCATCAATGCCAGGGATCAACGCAGACGCACCAATACCGACCAGGCCGGCGACTGCTACCGCACCACTCGGCTCGGCCATATTCACGTACTCCAGATGCAGAAAGCCCAGGTCATTGCCTGGGCCTTGTAGTGTGGTGCCGGCAGCAGGAGTCGAACCCGCAACCCTCTGATTACAAATCAGCAGCGCTCCCTGTTGCGCCATACCGGCGTACTTCAATGCCGAGCACCTTTACTGGCGCGAACCGGCAGATCTTTCTTGCAGATTGGATATCGTCGGGGTGGATGAGAATTGCGTGGATCGGCTTGCCACGTCGCCCATCCTGAAGAAGCCAGCGTCTTATGCGATGCTCGAGATTCATCCATACCCCGGAAACGAAAAAGCCCAGCGCTAGGCTGGGCTCTGAATGGGTGCTCTCCTCACTCCTCCAACAACACTGACCTGGGAGGACTACGCAACCGTTATGGTTTCGCTGGAGTTTCACCAGCTCATCAGGCGCGTTAGTTGGTCAGCCCTGGACACCTACTTGGAGAGCGTCGGTGTCGTTTGCTCGTGCCGGGCTTCCACCGGCTCCCACTTCACTTTAACGCCTGCGTGTCCAAGGCGATCCCGGCCGCGTAGTCGCAACCCGAAGGATTCAGATCAGTACCACTGCCGCTCCAACCAGGAGCAGCAGGACCAGCGCGCCACCGCCGATTCCCTTGAGCAGCCAAACATCTTTCGATTCGGCAGACATTTCAGAACTCCGCATTGGGCTGGAAACGAAAAAGCCCCGGCAGATGCCAGGGCTTCGGTGGTGACTTTCGCCAGAGGCGAATTTGTCACGATGGAGATAAGTGTGCCTCAGCCGCACATTTGTCGTCAAGCAGCATTTTTCATCATTTTTATCGCCGAAGAGACAGGCACAAGCGCGGCCTTGTCGAGATCGTTGCAGGCATCGAAACAGGCCTGGATAAAGCCGTCCCATTCCCTATCCCAGTTTCTTGGGTCAAGTTCAATGCCATGCATACGGTCAAGCCAGGCGCGGAACGACTCAGGGCTTGGGCAGGGATCAACGCCTTCGCTCTGGCCGCCCTGGTGCATGCGACGGTACCGGAACAAGACTCCCGCAGCGACATAGCGCGCCTTCTCGAATTTCTTCGTGTACATCCTTGGGCCGGTTTCGTAAGCGACCCTGAACACGATCTCTTCCGCAGCCTCCTTGTCGTCTTCGCCAGCCATAGGGCTGTACATGTGATTGCCGAACACCTTCAGATGCGCCGGGAGGGTATCGATCGCCTTTTGAATCACGCCGGCGAGTGCCTGATGAACAGCCCGAGGAGTACTGATGTCGCGCTCAGTCTTGGTCTGGTGGATTCCTGGCACAAAGGTGTATTGGCTGTAGGAGACAGCCTCCCCTTCATCGTCGATCTCGGTGATGCGTCGACGGACATATCCGCCAGCCTCGACAATTCCAAGAGCAGCTCGCTCCGCCGCCTCGGCCATGCCGCTGTTCCAAGGGGTATAGAACGCATCGTGCCAGGCAATGCGCGCGCTGTTTAGATTCATGCCGTAGCCCTCTTCAGCTCGCGCAGCTTGGCGCGGTACTCGGCGGTGATCGCCTTCAGTTCGTCGTTGGTGTACTTGCGGGGACGGTGATCGGTTTCCAGAGCCTCTACAGCTTCCAGGCCGATGCGTTCGATCAAGCCCTCACGGAAGCCCTGGGAAACGGTAAGCCCCTTCCTGGCGTACTTGCTTGAGCCCGCGTTACAGGCCTTGCATTGAAGCCATATGTTGGATGGCTCCAGGCGGTGCTCGGGCCTTGCCCCCTTTCCGAGAAAATGCCCTGCGTCGAATGCACCTCCAGTCTTCCAGCCTTGTTCGGCCAGTACCTCGGCCTGAGACTTGCCGCAGCTTATGCAGCCGCTGCCGATGGAAAGTTCGTAGGTTCGCCGGTAGTCACGAACCGCCTTCTCGGCATCCTTCACGAAATCGCTGTGATTCTTCAGCTTCTCCTTACGCGCCTTGATCTCCCGGCGGTCGCGGTCGGCGATGGCCTTCCGCGCCGGCTTGGCGTGCCTGTCCTTGATGGCCAGTGCGCAGGCTGGGGAGCAGACCTTTTGCGTGCTGCTGAAGCGAGGGGTGAACTCCTGGCCGCATGCAGGGTTCTGGCATTTCTTCGGTTTGAGCTGGCTGGCGGATAGGCTCATTGAGACTCCCCCGAAACCAAGGCTTTCCAGCAGTCGGTGAAAGCTTTGCTGAAGTCACCGTAGAGCCTGGACGATTCCTGCCGGCAGGCCCGAACCCCTTCGCCGACTGCCTCGCATACGGCCACCACAAGCGGCACCCAGCCAAAGGCGATCATGATCATCAGGACAATGAGCGCTCTTGGCCGAACAGGAACTCTCCGCATGGCGCGGAAGAACAAGCTGCGGCTCATAGCTCTTCTCCCGCGAAGTAGCCGAGCCACAGAGTGGCGGTCCCCATGAGCAGAACAATCCATCCGTTCACCGGAGTGGAGGTTTGCGTGTAGGCAATCAATGCAGCGACCAGCAAGCTTCCGATGGCCAGTCGAACAACCTTCGATCCACTCATGCCTCCTCCTTCGCCTTCTGCTGCTCGGGCTGGAAGTCGCCCTTGAGCGGCATCAAGTTGCGCTCCAGCTTTACTCCGATCTGAACGCCGTCCGTAACGGACCAGCCGGAATGCTGAGACTCAGGGTTCAGGTAGTAGTGACTCCCGTCCTTAGCAACGTGGTAGAGATCACCTGGATTCACCCAGCTGCGAACCTCTACCTGCTGCCCTAAGAAAAGATCGCCGCCTACTGCAAGAGCGAGATCGCCAGGCTTGAACTTGCTCATGCGAAAGTCCCCATCTGATCAGCCGCCGCCATGGCGTCAGCCTCGGTTTCGAAGTGAGAGGAAAGGACCAGCCGCCAGCAGGCCGCGAACACATCCCGATAGAGAGGCTCAAAGGCCGTATCGTCCATGCTGGCCCAGCTGATCGACTTGGCTTCCTTGCGAACGCCGTCAGGCGTGTGGATCAGGTGGAAGTGCCCGGCCTCGATGGTGATCCACTCCCGGAAAGCCTCTCGGCTCTTCTCGACTGCGGGGAAGCGGTCGGCGCGATCAGCCTCAAGCTTGGCGATATACGCAGCGACGGCGTTCTGCAACTGGCCAGGGCGGCCATTCAGATCCTCGAAGTACTTGGCAAGCCCGCGGATACCGCGCATCTCCTGGCGCGGCACCAGCCCGCCTTTCGGCTCCCAGTACTCCCACGCCAAATCCAGCATCGCGAAGAACTTCCCGTGGAATTTGGCGTTGCGCATCCGAGTGAATTTTCCATGGACGACCTGGCCGGCCTTCCACTTCTGGACAGTTTCACGGTCAGCCTCGGTGGCCGGAACCAATCCCTGGGCGGTACGGATAAGGGCGAGTTCAGCCACGGCCTACCCTCCCCTGGAACCAAACTTTATCGGGCGTGATGCCAGGGATCATCTCTGCGCGACGGCGAAGAACTTCTGCCCGCTCATGCGGGACTCCGGTCCGATCAGAAACCCCGTTGCGATAGCCATGCATGTAGGCAGCCGTCGAGCGCTGGGCGCGCAGGCCGTCCTTGCCGGCCATGTAGCCCTGAACCATTTCCCAATCGGCGTCCGAGTACATGTCCGGCTTGCGATAGTTCGGCATCACTCGACCTCCTCCGGCTTGGCGCCGGGAACCTCAGAACTGCAAGCAGCTGGCGGCCAGTGCCCCTTGTCCTCGAGCAGGTCCACGCACAGCGCGACGCACGCATCGCAGATAAGCGCCGATGGGCCTTTGATGAGAGCCTTGAGGTCGTGCTCGGACTCTCCGCAGAACGAGCAATAGTGAGTTTTCTCGCTCATTACACAGCCCTCCGCTCAGCCCGTTCAGCGCAGTCCCGGCATTTACGAACGCCAGGGATGATCGAACGCCGCGCTACCGGGATCTCCTCGCCGCAGTCTTCACATTCGGACAGGCTCTCGCCGACGTACTTGACTCGGGAGTACAGGCGTTCAGCGAGTTCACGCTCGGCGTAATCGTTGGCGATGTCTACGATATCCATGTCACTCGCCCTCCCCTTGCAGGCTCTTCAGCAGTGCCTTGAGTTGGCGATAGCTTTCCATCGACTTGGCGCTCGATTCGCGCTCCTGCTCGACTGCCAGCGCGACGTCCTCGATGCGATCAGACAGGCGCTTCATGTGCTCGGCCATGCCGGCGAGCTCGTTTGCCAGTTCGCCTAGCATCTCCAGCGGGGAGGCGGAGCGCTTCGGCTCGGACTGGGTTTCGATCTTCTTCGCGGGCTCCGCCATCTTCGGCTCCTGATGCTTGGTCTTTTTCTCGACTTGGATTCGTTGGTAGTGGTCAGTACCAGTGCGGCGGATCAGTCCGGAATCGACTAGATCGCGCAGGCAGCCCTGGACAATCCGAACGTCCGGCGTGCTTCCGGTCATGTTGCGAAGTGCGGTGAGCACCTGGAACGAACGCCAGGGCTCAGAGATCGGTACGCACTCGTAGACCTTCTTCGCGATTCCGGTCTGGCCCTGCATGAGGGATTCCTGTTTTGCGGGAGTCACTGTTCAACCCTCCCCTCCGGCCAAATGCTCTTCACGACATCAACCGGGTCGCAGTCTTCCATCAAGATCATCGTGAACGCCGGGCGACCCGGCAGAACTACCTTCCAGCAGCGCTTCATGCGGCCTCCTGATCGGCTTGTTGTTGGGTGATTCCGGAAAATTCAATCCACTGGCGAGGCTTGTGCCCTTCGCGCTCCATGTACTGAGCTGACGCTGGGTCAAACCAGAGCGGAATGGTTTCCTCGATGCCGGTGAGGCGCTGCTTTGTGATGACCATCTTCACGTCGGAGTGAGATGCGTAGTACGCGCGGTCCTCTTCGCTTCCGTCCTTCATCGCGACCTCTTTCTTCTTGTTGCGCCAAACGGTGATCACGTTGTCGGCCAGGTCGGTGAGGATTGCGCCACCTCGAACGTCGAGTTTCCCCGGCAACTTGGTCTCGTCGTCAGCCTTGCGCGGGTGGGCAACCAGATGGACGTGGACGCCCATTTCATGGGCAAAGCCAACGATGGCTTCCATGGCCTGCTTCTGACCGTTGTAGTCGTCCTCGGCCATGCCAAGCTTCGCCAAGCTGTCGACTACGAATTGCTTCACTCCGTACCGCCGCGCGGCGTAGCGGAAGGTGTCGATCATCTCGGCGGTATTGGCCGAACCCATCTGGTTGTAGATCCACAACCGGCCCCCCAGAAAATCCAGGATCGCGTGGATGTATCCGCGGGATGGCAGGTTCATTCCTGCCGCCTGGCGAACCATGCGTTGCAAGGTGCGCTTGGCCGGCATCTCCATTGAGGCGATGCAGAATTTCTCCCCCTGCCTCATTCCGTGGAAGGCCAGGTAGTTCAGAAGCTGGGATTTCCCGTGACCGCTCCAGCCGGTCCAGATAGTGACCTCACTGTCGCGGAACCGAATGGTGTCGTGAGACTTCTCCCACGGGGTCGCCATCCCCATTACTACCGGGTTGCGCTCAAAGAACTCGGCACAAACGTCATCGGCGAAGGTTTCGGCTCCTACCAGTTTCTCCGGATCAAGGGTCTTGGCCTTGGCGTAGCAGTCGTCAATGTCGTCTCGTGTGTAGAACAGGGCATCCAGGGCTTCGTTGAAGTCCTTACATCCCAGGTCCAGGATGCGGCAGCGCTCACGCCCCAGGCGCTTGATCAGTTCCTCGGTCGCCTGTTTCCCGGCCTCGTCGTTGTCCATGGAGAGGTAGATCACATCGAACCGGGAGAGTCGCGAGTATTCGTGTTCGATCCACGCCTGTTTCTCACCCTTCCCGCCACCGAACGGAACCGACAAAGCTGGTCGGCCATACTGCCAGGCGGTCATGGCGTCGATCTCGCCCTCGGTGATGGTCACTTCTCGAGCGTCATCGGGAATCGCCTGCCAGCCGAACAGGCACGGTTCCGAATCCCTAGAAGCGAAGATTTTCTTCTTGCCGTTTTCGCGGTCGATGCACAGGGTCTTCCAGTGGATCAGGGCTCCATCACGCAGGAAGGGGAACACAATGTCGCGTCCCTTCTCGCCGATCTTGAATGCCGCGATGGTTTCCGGCTTGAGTCCACGGCCAGCGAGGTAAGCCATGACCGGAGACTCCTGGGCAGGCGCCTTGCACTTCGGTCGCTCCGGGCGAACATAGGATTTCTTGGATGGCGCATCGAGCTTGGGTTCAGCGATGCCCAGATAGGACTTAGCCTCGGTCAGCGCCGTACCCATGTCGCAACCGCGAACAGCGCGCCACAGGTCCAACAGGTCGCCTGTTTCGCCGGTCGAGAAGTCGCACCAGACGCCGGCTTTCTCGCCCTTGAGGTGGACGCCCAGGCTCTGGCCCTTTTCGCCGTTCACGCTGCCGACACGCCACTCGGCTCCCTCGCGCTTTCCGCTGGGCAGCAAGTGGTGCGCAACGTCGATCACGCGATCAGCGAGGCGCTGAGCAATCTCAGAGGGGGTCATTGCGCCTCCCCGGCAGCCGGCAGGCGCTTGCAGGTGTAGTCGTGCGTGTAGATCGACAGGACTGTGTTCGGAAGGTGGTCGTGCCAGAACTCGTGGGACTCGGTCACATAACCACGCGGCGCTTCGAACGGGTATGTTTTCCCGTTCACGACAGCGCCCTTGCGGATCGGGTGGACGTTCGACTTCACGCGGTCAGGGAACAACCCCATCCACCCTGCGCTGATCGAAGCCTGGATCACTGCATCCGGGTTGGGATGGCCTGCAAGCTGCTTCGCTTGCGCCTTGCAGGTGGTCTCCTTCAGCGGCTTGCGCAACTCGCTCCGGCACTTGACCCATTCAGCCCACACCGATGGCGTGACGTTTTCCGGGCAAGCATCCAGCGGGTTGAACTTCGGAGACGGCACAGCCGGCTCTACCCCCTCAGGGGGGTAAGGGGGGTTATGCTCTTTCTCTTCTTCTGTATCTTTATCTAGCGTGACATTGCGTGACTCTGCGTGACATTGCGTGACATCATCAACTTTAGATGCCTCCCGCTCACGTTCGCGCTGCTCCCTTTTACGCTGAGCAGCAGATTTTGCGCCTCTTTCAGGGTTACCGGCGTCCTCGCGCTTCGGCTGACGGTTATCCCATCCAGTGAGGGCATCACCATCCAGAACGCGCCCTTGCATCGCGTCGATAACATTCACGATCTGTTCGTCTGTCACGTCAAGCGCGCTAGCCAAATCTTCCGTCGTGACAGTCACGTGACCGCGCGTGACATTTCGTGACGCATCGACCAGAAGATGCAAATACACCGCCTGGACCAACGCAACGGGTTGCCCGGATACGCGAGCAATCGTTCTCCATTTCGGATCATTCGGCATGTCATGCCAAAGCCGCAGCCAGCTATTCGACATTTCCTTCTCCTTTGTCATCGTCCAGCGGGCCACGCATGTCTTCCCGCATCGATGCGGCGAGGATGCAGATGTCGCTTGTGAACTGGTGGAGTTGATCCAGAGTGATGGTCACGACCTGATCACCTTGGCAGATGGCAATGGAGTTCTTCGCCGGACGAAGCTCCAAGGCGTTGTAAGTCAGCGTTCGAGGTTGCATAATTCACCTGTCACCTGATGTTGTTTTCCCACGCGTGATTCGGCTGCCACCGATCCACGCACCGACAAAGCCCTGTAGTAGTCGCTCAGGGCTTTGTTGTATCTGCGCCTCCACTCACTCGAACCCATATCCGCCAGCTCTTCAGCAGCGTTAGCCATTGCGGCGTAGTCAGAGTTCGTGAGACGAGGGCGCATAGTCACTTCGCCCTGTGCAGTTCGAGCACGGCTCGAACCTCTTCATGCCGGGCAGCCATGTGCTTGGCATGCAGGGCCAAGATTTCCTTCGCCTCATCGGCGCTGATCTCACCGTCTTCCAGGGCCAGAGCGATCATCTGATCAACCCGTCCACGCTTAACCGCTGTACGCAGCGAACGGTGGTGCAGGTCTACGTTGTCCAGATCGCCCGCTTCCGGCGTCCGCACAAACACTCCCCCGTACATCGCGCAGATGTAGTCCGGCAGATAGGAAGTCCCCATCTCCTGCTCCAGGACGTACAGGTCGCCGTCGCTCAGGGGCTTCACGCCCGCCGTTTCGTACATCTGGTTCTCCAGGCGCTTCAGCGGAATCCCCAGCCGCGCGGCAGCGCAATCGCGACCGCCCGGATAGGCATTGGCTACCGTGGTCATTACCTTTCTGCGGGTCTCTAGTACGGGCGTTTTCATGCTCTAGTTCTTCCCATGAGGTTGGTGCTATACGCTGTCAGCCGTGAATTGAGGGGGCGGCGAAAGCCAGCGCTTCGAATGTGGAGTCCGGCGCAACCGTGGTAGCTTTTTGCTTCCACACGAAAAGGCCGCGGAGGCCGGAGATGACTGACGAAATCGACAAGATCGTTGCGACGATCAACGCGCAGAAAGGCGAACTGATGGGCATCAACGCCTTCCTTATGGCAATGGCACGCTCGCTAACACCTGCGGAACTCGGGAGGGTTCTCGACGGGTTCGATAACGAAATTGCGCACATGCGATCGTTCTTGGCGTACTCGCAACTGCCGGACGAAGTCATTGGGGGTCTCGAGGGCTATGTGAAGACTTGGAACGCGATTCGAACGAGGCCAAACCAGTCTTGAGAGACTGCGCCCAGAAAGCGTCTCGGCTCTCCTCGTCATCCTTCAGCGCATTCTCGGCAGTCACTTTCTCTGGCCCGGCCAGAACCATTTCGCGGGCCAGCTCAAGGAAGCGCAGCGCATCCTCTTGGCTCATGCCTGAGTCGAACTGGATGTAGGCCGTTGGCCACTTGTCGATCAGCCGGATTTCACTGGAGCTCTTCCTCGACGACGTGGCGCCCAGGAAGTAGGCCATCGCCAACGAGGAACCAAAGATCAGGATTTGCATGAATTCGGTCATGGCTGGCCTCCCGGCCGGTAGATTGGTCGGGGTCAGGCAACGGCCTTGCGCGCCGGGATCGGCCGCGTTTCAACAGCCTCCAACTTCCCGTCGTCACGGATCGTGATGGTTATGTTCCGCTTGGCGCGGAGCATCTGAGAGATAGCGCTCTGCTGCACGCCAAGCCCTTTGGCCAGATCAGCCTGCGTGCCGTGCTCAGCCAGGTATTCAATGAGGGTTACGGTCTTCATGGTGTGCTCTCGCTGGAGTCCTGCACACACATTAGCACTGCTGTTATTGATTTTTCAAGCAAAACAACAGCAGTGCTGTTTGCATAAATATCAGCTCTGCTACTTAATCACTCGGATGAAAAAGCCCGTAAGAACCCCTCTGTCGCAATCCCAGTTGGACGACGCTAAGCGCCTCCAGGCCATCTACAAGAAGCGAGTCAAGGAATCGCGTGAACGCGGTGACAATCCAATACTGAACCAGGCTGAGCTGGGTGAAAAATGCGGCTGGAAGTCCGGGCAAAGCACCGTCAGTCAATACATGACTGGACGCGTTGCGCTTAACCTTGAGGCTCTTGTCAGGCTCGCCGAGCATCTTCGGTTTGAGCCGTCGGAGGTGAGCCCAACCCTGGCTTCTGGAATCAGGCGCGCCAGTCACCAAGATGGAGTCAAGGCGCCTGAGCGCGAAGCCGCGAACGCGCCATTCCCGGATCGTCTTGATGCTGCCGACCTGAGCGAGGAGCGATACGCCTTCGTGCCTCAGTACGATGCCAAGGCAGCGGCCGGTTTAGGAAGTGAGAACCCGCATGTTGAGATTCGAGCCACCTTGGCTTTTAAGCGGGAGTGGCTCAAGGCGAAGGGCGTCAGCCCAAAGAGCTTGGCCGTCATTTATGCGGATGGTGAGAGCATGGAGCCCACCATCAACGATGGTGATGTGCTCCTCGTTGATTTATCTAAGATTGAGCCTGAAGACCACCAGGTCTTCGTGCTCGCTGGATCTGATGGAGCCATCGTCAAGAGGCTGGTTTCATCCACTTTTGGCCGCTGGATAATCCGAAGTGACAACGAGGATAAGGCCGAGTTTCCAGACCGTAACCTGTCGCGCGAAGACAACGACGAGCACCGCATCATAGGCAAGGTCATCTGGAGGGGTGGGGATTTGTAGCTGAGGAGGAAGTATGGAAGAAACCAGATCTGACCCGAAAAAGAAAATCGAGGACGCCCATGAAAAACATGCATGGACGCTAGCCTTTCTGGTATTCGCCATAGCTGGAGCTATTGCCTATGGGCTGGACCATTGGCTTGCTCGATACGCAGGACATCTCTGGGCTGAATTGGCGCACTTCGCACTGTACGTGGCGTGTTTCTTCGCGGTCTTTGGGCTCGGATGGTTAAAGGATGCCTTCCTTGGGCGACTGATGCGCGAGCGGTAGATATAGGCAGATCATGGGGAAGTGAACATGACAGGGACCGGATGCGATGAGCGAAATCATACTCACGGATGAGCAAATTCAGTATCTGCTCACTATTCCAAAGCGCACAAAGACGCCAAATGCACGTTGGCGCGTTCAGAAAAAGTCCAGGCAGCGCAACTACGATCTGGAGTCCGAGGACGGATCGCTGCAATTTTCCCTGTATCTGCGTCAGAACATGCGAATCGTTGAGTCCTTTTCCTGCGGCCTTCTCTATTTGCATGCTGGTGGCGAAAAAGTGACTCTAGCTCGCTACAACGGTAGCGATCACCCACACAACAATCCGCTGGATGGCACTCGCGCAGACAACCACTGTCACATCCATCGAGCCACTGAACGCTACATGGCCATTGGGCGGAAATCAGAGCACTACGCCGAAAGCACTGACCGCTACACCGATCTAAGCGGAGCTTTGCGGGCAATAGTCGATGATTGCATGATCTCGGGCATTCGCCTCGCCAATGCAATGGCAGCAGACGATAATGACGAGATCGACGAGCCTCAACTGGACTTGGACCTAAAGTGAACATCGACGCATCAGCCCTTCAGAAACAGCTCTGCAGCACGTTCTGCCAGGATGTGAAGGTCAGCCTGGGCGACGGTTTTGCACGGGTAAATCTGCCAATGACGGGGCGCGATGGAGATGGCTTCACTGCTTATCTACAGCCCATACCTGCTGGATGGCGCATCTCGGACATGGGCACCACCATGATGCGTCTCAGCTATGAGAATGATCTTTCGAAGCTGTTTACTGGATCACGCGGCAAGCTATTCGCAACCATCCTAAAGGAAAGCGGCATTTCCGAGGATGACGGAGACCTATACTTAGAGGTGCCAGCTGATGCCATATCGCGTGGATTGTTCACCCTTGGTCAGGGCATCACCAGGGTTGAAGATCTGGGGCTATGGACGCATAGCAGAATAGAGTCCACTTTCTATGAAGACCTAGCCACCATATTGGAATCAATCCTCCCTCCAGAGCAATTGGAACGAGGCTATGTAGTCCCGGGAGTTCCTAATGGCGACTCATACCCGGTAGATTATTTTATCCGTACCAAGGGACGTCCGCTTTACCTGTTCGGCGTAAACAACAAAGAAAAAGCCATGCTTACCACTATCATTCTGCAACATCTGATAGCAGCACAGCAGGATTTTGACTCAATGGTGATCTGCGCAAACATTGAGGAAATCCCTAAGCTCGACAGGCGCAGGCTGACGAATGCAGCGAACGATGTTGTCGCCACAATTCAGGATACTGACGTCATTCGCAATAAGATCGAACATCGAGTCAGGGCCTAGCCAACTCAGTTAAAAGCCCCGCACCCGCGGGGCTTTTCGTCCCCGCCCGCCTTTGACAGATGCCCTCCGCCGTCCTGGGAAGGCAGCAGTCCAGCACAGGACGCCCCTCGATTCCCGTGCGGACTTTTCACATCAGCCGCGCATTTGATACATTGAGGCGTCCTTGAAGGCACAACACCGAAAGGACCAGGCCGCGCCGGAGCCTTCCCCGGCGCGGCCTTTTCGTTCCCGGCCCTCCCGGCTCTGCGCTGAGCTGACGACAGCCCTGCCCAGGCGCTGAACTCGATACAGCGCCGCCTTTCCCCGACTGATGCACAAACCCAAGGCCGCCTAGCGCGGGCTTTTTCATGGGCGCGAGAAAAATATCAGCAGTGCTATTGACCATTCAATAACAGCACTGCTAATTTATCCTCAACGCCGCAGAACAACGCAGCGCCAGGCCACCGAGCCGACCGCTCTTTCGACAATTTGGGAACCCATGCCGGCCTCTGGTTGCCGGCCAGGCTCAAGGCTGACGCGACGCATCTGGAATCGCGCGCCGAGGGTCTGCACTGCTCACGCTCCCTGCCAGGGTCACTCAGATGGTGGCTTTGTACCTGGTACCGCCGAAAGGTGGGGAACACAGCGAACAGGCGCCGAAAGCGCTTGCAGTGAGGACAGAAATCATCGCCCAGGCGCAGGTGGCGGGTAACAGCGTCCGAGCAAGAAGACTGCGACGTTCGGCATGCCGGCTGAGCGGTTTACGGAGACACCAGATGCAACACCCGCGGGTTGTAGAAGCCCAGTAGGCGAACGCGGGAGAAACACCGATTTCACTGGCTGGCCCTCCACCGAGGGCCAGACGGGAAGTCAACACGCCCTGGAGGAGCAGAAAATGAATGAAAAATCCTCACGTGCTGTACGCCAGGCACTTCGGATCCTCCGCAAGCAGGAAGACGATCGCGAGGCGCGCATTGAGTACCACGAAACGGTTGGAATGCTGCGCGGCCTGTACTACGGCGGTGAGATCGATTCGATGGAGCTGGTTGCGCTCACGCAACTCGCAGGAAGCGCATACATCAACGCCGGTAAACCCTGGTAGGAGACTGAAATGGCTCAATTCAACATCGATTCCCACCTGAGCGACGGCAAGAGCCTGCAATGGCTTGCCCTGCCGGACGCCGGTGAACAGCCTCTGGACGTTGAGGTGAAGGTTCGCCAGGCGGCAATGAAGAAGTTCGGACAGTCCGTCTTCTTCAATTGCTGGGACCACGTTGTTGCCAGCAACGGCTACATCACCGTGCGGATGCATGCGTGATGCAAGGAGTCGACCCGATGACAATCATTCACGAATGCGACCGGTGCAACGCGCCCGGTCGCGTGATCGAGACGTCCGACGGATTCCGCTGCGAGGGTTGCTACGAGGAGGCGCAGGAGCAGGTGCGCAGCGATGCGAGCTGCCCCGAGTGTGGGCGCCTGGGGGTGACGGCTACCGGAATTTGTTACGCCTGTGAGAACACTGCCCCGGTTCGCCGGGGCATCACCAGCTCCAACCCATTTGCCCATCCGGGCGACCTATCGCCCAACCCAGGGCAAACCTAAAACGGAGAATCGCGATGGCGAGCAAGAAAAAGGCTGCGTCCGAAGAGGTCGTGACCGCTTACAAGGGATTCAAGCAGGACCTGACCTGCCGCGGCTACCAGTTCGAGATCGGCGGCACCTACAAGCATGAGGGTGAGGTAGAGGCATGCGCTTCGGGCTTCCACTCCTGCGAGTATCCCCTTGATGTCTTCGGCTACTACGCTCCAGGCGAAAGCCGATTCGCCATCGTAAAGGCTTCGGGGCAACTGAGCCGTCACGACGATGACAGCAAGATCGCCAGCGCCACCCTGGTGGTGGAGGCGGAAATCAGCATGCCGACCATGATCTCGCGGGCCATCGACTGGATCATGAGCAAGATAGATAAGTCGGTTGAGCAGACGGTGGTAGGCGGC